CTTACAGCATCTTCTGGTATTTGTTTCTTTTTTAATTCGTACCATGCTATGACTAATGCGGTTTCAAAAAGTACAGATTTTTTTTGTTCTGTTTCTTCTTCTGATATAACTTTTTTTATTATATTTTCTATTATTTTTCTAGACTCAGTTAATGGCTCACCACCTTCTGCTTCAGGTGCTGATGTTTCTGCTGGTGGAGTAGGTCCTGATTCTTCTGCAGGTCCTTCTGAGTCTCTAGTAGCTTGTTCAGCTCCATCAGGTCCTTTAGTCTTAAGAGGGTTACCAAATCTTAGTAGTCTAGATATAGCGACCATGCACCTTTCTTTCTCTCCTATTGACATTAGGTAGTACTTCTTTCCTTGGACCGTAGCTTCATAAGCTTTGCCCATAAATTGAAGGAAGAAATACTGTCCATTGTGAAGTAATACTTTGAATGTAGTAGGCTTAGGAGCCACTACGAATATGCCACTTACGTATTCTTTGAATGATGGAGTCATAAGATATTCAAGAGTCGTATTCAGTCCTACATACTTTTGTAGTATGAACTGCATAGGATCATCCTCAAAGGTGAAAGTCATAGTTTCATCCTCACCTATCTCTTGTAAGAGTATACTTCTTAATATATCATGATTGCTCACTGGCATATTTTATTTTGCTTTCTTTGCTTGACCTTTCCAAAATGCGGCACCTGCTACAGCTTTAGGATCTCTTGCTCCACTTTTTTCTGCAGCTTTTACTATTTTCTCAAAGCCCTTTCCCTTCTTTCCCATATCTTTACCAGCTTTGGCCTTCTTTACAATATTAGACTTTTGCTTCTTTGTTAAACCAGCAGAAGGCTTTTTCTTCTTAGCCTCAAGAAGATCTTCCATCATAGATTGCAAAGACATTTCTTCTACAGGAAATTCTTCTGTACCGTCTGGAAGTTCATTCATATCATGTTCACCAGTGCTACCTTCATTATATTCATGGTAGTTCTTTGAAGCTTGGCTAATAAAGTTCTCAGCGTTAGTAATATGATCTTGAATCCAAGCCGGAATATCTTTCTCATCATTACCTAGCAAGTTCATTAATTGGCTAGCAGAGCTTACGATTGATTTAAGACTATTATGAGCCATTGATACTTCATGATCTTCGCCTTCTTCCATATCTACAATAGGATTTATACCGCGTACTACATTTCCTGAATAGTCTGTAGGTGTAGATGGGGTATTTATTTCTTTTTTCATAGAGCGAAGCTTTTCAAAATCACCAGCGTCTAGTTTATTTGATGGAGGATCTAGCTTTGCAATCTTTTTTTGTTTACTGCTAAGTTTTTTTTCGTCCATCTCCTTTAATAATAGAGTCTTGAAGAATGTAATGTCGTTCATTATTTTTTCTTTTTCTTTGATTTGCTTGCCCTTTTCCATAACTTGGCGTCTACTTTTCTAGCTCCACCTTTACCTGTCACAAATGAGTTTACTCTTCCCATTGCCCATTGATGTTGACCTACTCCTGGTCTATGGCCTGTTTTCCAAGCAGATAGTCCTTTAGCATACACACTTTTAAGTATAGACTTAGATATACCTGTAGCCTTTGCCTTATTTGCTAAAGCTTTTTCTACATTGGCATCATACTCTAACATGAGTATTATCTTTAATATATCTAAATCGTTAATCATCTTTTTTACCAAATCGTTTTTCGTAAGCAGAAGTAGCAGCGCTCTTCTTAGTCTTGTATGCCTTTGTCTTTCCTTTATCTGCATAATCAGCTTCCCATTTGCCATAAGCAGAAGGATCGTCTGACTTTAACTTCTTTACTCTATCGATCTCTTTCTTCATTGCTGCTGCATCTTTAGTAAGATACGCAGGATTAACTTTATCTTTCTTTTTCTTTTCTTCTAAAGGATTTGTATCTTCTATTTTATTATTGTACTCTTCAAGGTCTTGTTCTATCTCCACTATATCGTCTATACCCATCTCATTTAATGCCTTCTCTAAACTATAAGGTCTACCAGTCACCTTTCTATAAATAAAGTCTCTTTTCTTTTCGTCTCCGTTATTGAACTGGTCCATAATATTCTGATAGTGAATATCTGTCTTGGCCATTTCTTTTAATATGTCTTTTAGCTTTATCATCTTAAAATAAATATCGGTTTATCAATTAAACTAATTTAATATATATGTCTGAGTTTATTGGAAGAGCTAGTGTATTATGATGATACATAATTTTTCCATCTTCAGAAATGCTTGTTATAGTTATTTCTTCTCCAAGTTCCACATTAGCTAATGCTTTTTTTCCTAAATGGTCTAATACTATTTTTATTCTATCTCCCACTTGTAGTTCTACCCCTTTATGATTGACTGTTTTTGTCATGCTTTTTTTTAATATCAAAGGTAGCATTATTATGTATAGATATTTGATCACTTCTATAGTGCCTTACGTATCCACCGTCACATAAAACTACACACCAAATATCATTCTCTAAAGTACCACCGTCTCTTACGTATATAGCGTAACCCTCTTTTTCGTTTTCTACTACAACCGGGATTGGATTTTTAAACTCTAACATTATCTACCATTTTCTACATGACCAGTATCTTGCTTTCCATCTTGGGCCTGGGTTAGTATCACAATGATGTCTAGCTCTAAAACTCTTTCTTCTTTCAGGATTGTTCTTTTTTATTTTTACTCCTTTCTGTCCAAAGTTTACCTTTACCACGTTTCCTTTAGCATTCTTAACATACACCTTGAACTTCTTAACATCTCCAGCCATTGGCTTTCCTAGTTGGACTTTTCTACCTTTATACTCTGCTTCGTGAAGTACGTTGACATGATCTCTTATATATTGAGCTAAGCATTGAGGGCAAAATTCTCCTTCATTTAATTCTTCTAAACCAGCCTTTTTTAATTTGTCGTAGTATTTAGGATCTTCTCCTAAATGATCAAGAGCTATTTTAAGAGCAAATAATTCTGCTTCTTTTTTATCTTTTATCTTTTTCGTATGCTCCATTTCGGCTTCTACACCTTTCATTAATTGATCTATAGGTAGTTTAGTTTTCATATCTTCTCTAACTAATTTAACTGCAAATTTATCTCCTGCGTCTTGTTTATCAAATGCATCTTTATATGAATTTATAGTTGTTGAAAGAGTGTTATATATTGTTTTTGCACCTATGCCAATCCTTTCAAGCCAACTTTTTAATTGAGAAAAACCACCAGTTAAAAAACCTTCTAAAGCCTCAATTGCAGCATCTGATAAATAATCTTTTAAATATGAAGATATTTGATTTTTTATATTCTCAGAAGATAAGTCTAAATCCTTAAATTTATCGTAAAAGAATTTTGCCACTGTTGTAAATCCTATTATTGATATTAATTTACCAACGGGATTTTGTATATTTTTTATTTTAGTTAATAAATTTACTAATAAATCTTTTTTTCCTACCTTTTCTAAAATAGCGTCTATAGTTTTTTTAATATCGCTTTTTACAAAAGTTCTTAATAAAGAGTTAGAAAATTGTTCTGATATACCATCACTTATAACCCTATATAAAGTTGAAGCAAAATCTTTAAAATCATTAAAACCTTTTACTATACCAGATTTAATATCTCCAGCAAATTTTTTTATAGAGTCTAAAAAATTCTCATATAAAAGCTGTGCCTCTATTATTAGAAAAGCTTGTTCTTTAGATATAGAAATCTGCTCATTTAAAGGTATATCTATACCTAGCACATATTTTATATGGTGTCTAGATAAATTTTGCACTATCCTAAGTTTTTAGTTCTACTATCGTATACTTTTAATACCTGTTGTAATGTTGGAGACAGAGATCCTTTTTCTATATCTTGAATTACCCCATTTATTATAGTAGAAAGAAATTGTATTTCTTTAGCATCAGCACCTTTTAACCCAGATACTTTTACTGAAAGATCCCTTAAATATTTTTGCAATTCAGGTTTTGTATCAACTACATTTTTCTTATCCTGTGGATTTGTTTGTTGTTCAGGATTTTCTTTTAGTAAATACTTAACTAACTCTTTTAACTTTGGGTTATTCATCACTGTAAGAATTTAAGTTTATACTTAGTAGACTCAATAATATCAACTACAGTATCAACCTGGTTTTGAATATAAGAATCTTGAGGTATTTCTTTCCTCATCATTTCAACAAACTTACAAAGTCCTTCAAAATACATCTTAGGATTATTGTCTTCACGAATTGATTCTGGCATTCTATAGCCAGTTATAATACCGTATCTACCTTGAATACCTTCTGCTATCATATCAATCAAAGGAATGATACCTTCATAATACTCTTGAAGAGCTTTATGAGCTGCAAAAGAACCAGGTCCTTGAACCTGCAAATGGTAAATATGAGCTTGATTACGAGACTGCATCAATGTGCCTAAAAATAGTCCTGTTGCGTCCATTATTTATTTTTTATTATCTAAAGCTGCTTGAGCCTCTTCTTTAGTTTTATATAACTTTGTATTTGGTTTCCTGCTTATTGGTTTACCATCTGTTTTATTATCTTTACTAGATAGGTAATAATATTTTTTACTGCCAATTATCTCACTAGCTATGGTCCACTTATCTTCTTTATTAGACTCTTTAAGGTTTTTTTTCGCGCCTTCTTTTTTCTCTATCGGCTTCTTACTCTTCTCTATTCTTTCCATCTTGCCCATTAAATCATCGATCTGAGTAGCAAGTTTAGCAATCTCTTCTTTATGCTGAGATGCTGTTTTAGGATCTCCTTTAGCCATGTCAACTTTTTCTTTACGCTTCTTCTCTAAATGGTCTATAGTCTTTTTGATTTTATCTCCAACTTTACCTTTCTTCTCTTCTAGCTTATATGCTTCTTCCATGCAAGATTTATATGCTTCTGCAGCTATTCTTTGAGCTTCTGCTTCATCATGGTGAACTGATATTACATCGTCTTGCATTAAATTTAACGGTTGAATACCTTCTAAAGGATTTAATTCCATTACAAGATCAGATTCAGCCATATTTGAATGGGGTTTACGTACTACATACATGGAAGCTACGCCCATATTTTCTTTCTTTATTTTCTTTTTATCTGGTAACATGGTCAGAATTTTTATTAATAAATATCCTTCTCTCTAAGTTCACTTATCTTTTGTTTTAGTTCTTGGTAAACTTTGGTCTTATCACCACCTTGCCAAGATTCAATATCACCTTGCTCTGTTACAAATGTGTCTTTTTCATCTAGCCAGGATTCAAGTGCTTGTTCAAACTCTTCTAGGCTGCTATTCTTGTTAGAGTTCATAATATTACCAGCATACTTATCCCATCTTCCTTCTTCTTTAATCTTGGCTTCCATATCAATAACACAATCTAAACACATTTTATGAATAGAATACATCTTCTTATTGAGCTCATCTGCCTTCATTGGCTTAGTGCAACAAGGGCAAGTTAGAGGTAGACTAATCAAGTGTTTAAACTTGTCTAACTTTGTAATAGACTGCTTAACGCCATTCTTTATTGTCCATTTCTTTCCATTCTCTTCCCAAGTATCACCTTCTTTATACTCTTGTATCTTTTTCTCCCAACCTCCTAGGACTTGAGTTTTATCACCAGCTTTACCAGTGATTAGGTTTCGCATCCTTTGAACATCGCTCTTCTTAAACTCTTTCTTTAACGTAGACTCTTTTGGTACCATAACGATTATTTCTTTAATACTTCTTTTAGTAGGCTTGTTAGTTTGATTGGTTTTTTAGACTCATATATAAGATCATTCATTTTACCATAATCTCTCATAATAATACCTGCAATTGAATTAGCCTCATTCTCAATAATTGAACCGGTATAGCCAGAATCAAGTTTTATTTTGCCTAATTCATTTTGTCTATGATGCACTAATTCATGGACTAGAGTTCTGAGTATATCTGCAGTATTTCTATTACCGGTATAGACCTCTAAGGTTTTAGTACCTGGTTCATACTGACCAAAGCTTCTTCTTTCTAATGCCCAATCACGATCATTAGTAAACTGTATTGAAGGTAGTTGCTGTATAGCTAACCTGTCTTTACAGTACAATATGAAGTCTTCTATTATAGTGTCTCTTTCTGTATGCATTATCGTTGTTTTGCTCTATTTGCTGCCGTAAATCCTGACCTGTTGACTAATTTTATAGGTCCTGATGGTGTAGACACAACATAGCCTTCACCACCTTCTGAACCATCTATTGAAGCTGAAACATCGCTTGTTTGCTGATCATAATTAGCTATGACAGAATTCTTAAGCTCAGCTATAGCTTTAACTGCGTTGAAGATCTTATCTAGACTGTCTTTATTCTCATCTACATAAGAAGCTATGTTCTGCTTCTTTTGAGTAGACAGGCTAGCCTCTTGATTAATAAACTCAGTGAATCTATCTGAGGTAAGGTTTGATAAGTCTGCTCCAACATTGTTAGTAAACTTATATAGTAGATCAGCAAAGTTGCTCATCTTCTTGCTAGATAGATTAGTCTTATCTAATACTTTGTCTGCATCACCTAATGAACTAACTGCTGAAGACGCTTTGCTTAATAATGATTTGTCTATGCTAGCCTTAGTCTTAGGAAATATAGGAGAAAATATAGCTAGCTTACCAGACTGAAGACCGTATTTAGAAGGGTCTTTAACTACTTCTGTCTTACCATCCAATGTTTCATAGACGTGTGGTATTACTCCAATATCACTGGCCTGAATCATCTTTCCTATGTCTGAGTCTTGCTTTACTTTATATGTAACTATGTTAGGTGTAAAAACGTATTCGCCATCTTTTAGCTCTGGTTTAGAAAGATATAACATGTCTCCTTTAAAGAAGCCTTTTAATCCTTCTGGCCAGCTAGCTTTAAATGCATCAAATGCATCTCGCATCATAGAAGCAAATGCAAAGTTTGGTTTAGTCCCTGACTTTTCAGCACTCTTGATAGCCCTATTCTTAAACATATCTTCTATAGCATCTGCACTTTTAGGCTTACCATCATACCCTTTTGCATTAAATCCACCCTTATCTGTTAGAATAAAGTCTCCATTCTCATCAGCTCCAAAAATAATGGCTGGTGAACCATCCCACTTAATTGATACGCTTTGAGGATTAGATGCCGCTGATTTAATACCATCTAGTGCAGACTCAGCTCCTTTCTTACCATCCCAATATACAAGGTCTTCAGGATGTTGAATCCTAGCACCTTCTGCTTCATTGAGTACGATCGATTCAATTAGTTTTCTTAGAACCTCATCGACCTTAGATGGAAGAGTTAGTCCGTCTCTGTTAAAATCAACTCTAGCCTGAGCCACCATAGTTTCATAGTCAGGCATATTTTGTATCTTATCTAGTATCGATTCAACACTAGTTATATCATTAGGTTTTGCTCCAGGACCAAGTAGCATTGTCGCAATCTCTTGAGGGTCTTTACTTATAGTCTTATCAGTCTTTCTATCCATTAGACCGTTTAGATAAGACCACTTGAGTCCTTTTGATTTAGCAATACTAGCAAGAAGTAGATGCTTGTGAACGCCTTTATATTGACTATCAGGCCTACCACCTTGCATAGAGAACTTCATAAAGTCTACATCATCATTAAACATAAAGTCCGTCTGTACATATTTTTTAGCACCTGATTCATCTCCAGCTATAGGAGTTCTAACATGTACATTAGTTCCACTTTTCTTTATGTCATCTTTTCTAATGCCATTCTTTATTAGAGTCTGTATTAGTGCATTTTGGTCTACTTTATTTTTGTCTACTCCAAGGTCTATATCACCACTAGTCTCTTTTTTACCAGTAGTACCTAGCATACTATCTTTAAGACTTAAGCCAGTTTTTTTTTCTAACCAATCTATAGTACTAGGCACATCGGCCCTATTAATTCTTTCAGTAGGATTTGCCTTAAATACTTTACCACCTTCAACAATAAGCTGTCTAAGTAAAGTTCTAAATACTGCTAGCTCTTCTATCTTGTCTGCAATAGGCTTTTCAGTCTGAGCAAGTATGTCGTAAATTTGGTTTACTTTACCTTTATCTATACCAGGATAGTTAGTAGCAAATTTGTCTAATGATTTTGATGCTAGGTCTTGTCTTAATACTGAGGCGCTAATTCCTTTACCATCATGTTCATCACCTCTTCCTGAATATACTAATGGGTCTATATTAATGCCTAGATCAGAAGCATCTACTATCTTTATACCTTTTGGAACAGTCTCACCTTTTTTTGTAGGAGTTGTTTTATACTTTTCAACTGCCCTATTAAACTGACCTACTCTAGAATCATCACCGCCTTTAGAACTAGACGCTAAAGCATAAGTACCGGTTGAATCTATAGGAAGCGCAAATAAATATTCGTACGCAGCAGACATTGGGCTTTCTACATTAGCCGCTGTAATATTAATCTTAGGATTAGTATCTAGTATCTTCCAAATAGCAATAGAATCTTCACGACTAACTGATCCTCTTGGGTCTGGTCCTATTATTATCTCAACTCTATCTACATTAGGGTTTTCAGCATATCTTTGAGCTAGATTTAAATGCCCTGCGGTAGGTGGTTTAAATCCACCAGGAAAAAGTACTACTACGCCCATGAATGATTTTAATTATAAATATCTAGTCTAGCTGTTCTATTTTAGACCTACCGTCTAGTTTGTTAATCTCTACATGATGATCTACCACATCTCGCATAGTTTCAATATGAGATATAATCATAATGAACTTAAACTGAGTCTTGAGATAGTCAAACAACATTACTATAGAGCTTAGATTAGTTTGATCTAACGCACCAAAACCTTCATCTATGGCTATAAAATTAGGTCTAGGTAAAGTTGATATGTTAATAAGGGCAGACCTAATAGCTAGGCTGGATATGAACTTCTCCATGCCAGAAGTTAGTTCTATAGGCCAACAGTTATCTTCTGAATAACAGATATAAGCATTAATGTTTTTGTCATCTGCCTTCAAAGATATAGTGAAGTCTACTAGCTGCGCCAAGATGTTATTCACCTCTTCTTCTACAACAGGAATGATATTAGAGATGAGTTTGTGAGGTATACCGTCTCTATGTATTGATTGGAGATAGTATTGATATACCTTAAACTTTGACTCAAGCTCTTTCAACTTCTGTATAACACCTTCATACCTATTCTTATTATTCTCCTCTAGCTTCTTATTTGAGACTAAGTCAGTATATGAATCATTGTGTTGTTTTATAGTCTTGTCAAATTCAGTAAGCTCTGTATTGAGAGAAGCTATCTTAATATTAAATAGCCTATTATTCTCAATATCAGCTTGCTGCTTTTTATACAGGTCTATCTTGTACTCTACATGATCTAGTAGACTCTTAGACTGCTTTATCTTGAACTCTAGTTTAGATTGATCCAGCCTAAGTTTGTCTATCTCTTTCTCTATACTCTGTAACTGCTTAGTCTTCTTGTCATAATCACTCTTCTTACCTTTATACGATTGTAAGTCCTTAATAAGATTGGTTAGCTGATCTAGTTCAGAATCGCATGCATGTAATAATGCCTCTTGTTTAGGATAAGTTTCTTTGATCTCTATCGCATCCTTAACGAATACATTCTCCATACAGAATTTACAAGACTGATCATACTTCAGGTCCTTTAGTTGGTCTAGCTTAACCTTCATAGAGTCTAGTACAGTTGATATGCTAGATCTGTCTAAAGCCTTTTTATTCTTAGCCTTCTCAACCTCTTCTAACTCAGATAGCTTTATATTTATCTCATCAATATTAAGTAAGTCTAGCTCTAACTCTGCCTTGTTTTTGTCTATAGTCTTTATATTAATAGAAGACGTTAAATCTGATAAGCTTTTTTCTGACTCAGCATTAATGGTTAGGAGTTTGTCTTTCTGTGACTCAAGGTCGTTTATATCTTCTGTTACCTCGACCTTAGTCAGCCTCTTAGTCTCTTCTAATATCTGTTGATTCTTTTTGTCTCTATCAACTTGTAGACTGTCTAGCTCACTTTTCTGTGCTAGTATCTTTTGATCATATTCCTTAATAGAGTTTGCGCTATTATTCAGTAAGGTATGATAGTCTTCCTTCTGGTACTCTTTTATGAGAACTGACACTTCTTTTATATCGTTAGATGCAATAGTATAAAGCTCTTCAAAGATGTTAATGTCAAGAAACTGTGACAGCAAATCCTTCCTGTCCTTTTGGTTCATGTCAATAAAACCAGTGTTATTATTCTGGACAGAAATAGCAGTCAAGATAAAGTCCTCATAGTTACCGACTACAGAGACTATATTCTTATTAGTATCGTTCCTCTCTTTACCATTTAGTGAGACCTTGCTACCATACTCATCTTTATATGAAAAATCAACCTCTACTCTAACGTTACCAGACTTTTGTACCTCAGCATTCCTCTCTATCGTATACTCAAGCCCATTCATTTCAAAGACTAGTTTACAATGAAACGTCTTTGAGTTATTGTTCATGACTTGAGACCCTTTATTAGTCTTTGAGCACTTGTCAAATATGCAATATGTAATAGAATCTAATAAGGTTGATTTACCACTAGCATTAGGAGCAAATATACCATAGACTCCTTGCATGTTAGAGAAGTTAATAATGTTGTCTTTGCCATAAGAAAACATGTTAGAGAATTCAAATGACTTAGGAAGCCAGATAGAATTGCGTGCAACTTCTGACTTAGACAGCTTTTCATTCAGCTGTTTATTGATCTCGCATATATCCTTTATAGTCTTATCGTCTAATTGATGCAGGTCTTTTATATACTGAGTCAAGATATAATTTTGATACTCAACATCACGAACATTGTTTATGCTTATCGTTCTATCTTGCCTGTCTACATTTACCTGATCTTTGATTCTGATTAAGGACGTTTCAATGATATTATAAGAAGACTTAATATCAGATACGATCTTCTTGATATCAGACTGGTTAGTGTTCTTATACTTTACTCTGAGGTAGAGGTTCTTTGGGAGCGATTCAGGAATAGCATCATATATTCCAGCATCAACTTCTATAGTGTAGAATGCAGTATCATTTTGTATAGTTACTAGCTCAGATGACTTTGTCTCTACGTCCCAAACTAATATGCCATGAGTTAAGCCTTCACCATGATTCTGTTGTATTAATGAACCAGGATATGCAATAGTCTGTTCTTCATTAAGATACTGTGTCTTATGTATATCGCCAAGAAGTACTAAATCAAAACCATCAAAGTCAGATACCTTTATGTCACTATTTATAAGACTAAAGCCAAATTCAGTAGTGGTTCCAGATACCGCTCCATGAAACAAACAAACATTATACCAATAAGGTTGTGGCTTTATATACTCAGTACTATCGTCAAATACAGACCAATGTGAAAAACAAACTCCATCTATCTCAATAGAAGCAGTGTCTTTTACGTAGGTGAGATTAGGATGATTAAGCGCATTAACTATAGGAGTCAATGAGTCTAGCCTGTGAGAATTGTTAAGGTTAGCATCATGGTTACCAGGTATAAGTAATACTCTGCCTATATCTGCCAAGCTCTTAAAGAAGCTTTGCACTTCTTGTACTAACTCAGGAGTAACGTCTGTCTTAGAATGGACAATGTCTCCAGTAAGACAGATTAGGTCTTGATCAGTATAGTTTTGCTTCAAGTAGTCGTACAGAGTATTAAAGACTCTTCTGTACTCTTCGTGCCTCTTAAAGTTACGAATGTGAACGTCACTAATATGGAATATCTTTCTCAACATAACATCATTTTTTTCATGACTAAATCACTAAAGGAAAGTGGTTTTGCTTTATGCAATAACTTAGTCATATTGTCAAATCCTAACTCTGAAGGGTCCTTGCCTTCAAGCTCTATCAGATATACTTCTTTACCAAGGTTGAGCAGATTCTGTGAGTAGTCTAGTGCTTGTTTTAGCGCATCTTTGTCTAGAGCAAGATAGACTGTCTTTACCTCTGACTCAACTAACTTAATCATGAGTGACTGAGGAATAGTCTTACCGAATAATGGAATGGCATTACGTCTAATAGCAATTGCATCAAATATACCTTCACATAATATTACAGGAATAGACCAGTTAATAAAGTACTCTAGTCCTATAATCTCAGTCTTATTACAAGTTGGAGCATCGTACTTACGAGATGGTTCAGGCTCAAATGATCTAGCAATAAAGTAGTTAATATTACCTGACTTGTCGTATGATGGTACTATAACTCTATTCCTATACCTGCCCTTTTTACAGTAGCCTATATTATACTTCTGTATGTCTTGCTCAGATATACTACGTCTTTTAAGATAAGCTAGTGCATGTCTACCTTCAAGTGACTTGTCAGGTTCAACTAAAGAAATGAATTCTTCTGGTAGGGTTACTTTATTCGGCTTAGTCGTATCAATCTTAGTATTATCTCCTTGAAAGTAACTCTTCATCTCGATTATTCTCTCAGTAGGAGCGTCAATCTTTTTAAACAGTGAGACAGGAGTTTTACCTTTAGTGGCCGGATGGCATGTCCAACAGTTGTAATTACCAGACCGTATGTTGACTATTAACTTAGGATTGTGATGCTTACAGACAGGACAATAAAAGGCGTAGTCCATAGTGGTTTTAGAACCCTTACCTTTGCCTAGTACATTCTCAAGTAAGCCTAATACGAGCAGTTCGTTATCCATTATTGTAATATAAGACAAAAAAATGAAATAAAAAAATAAATGCTAAAATATTTTTCTGTGTCAAATAATTGTTGTATATTGCTTCTATCTAATGTCGTATACTCAGGCTCTATGCCATAGCTTGGTTAAATTCCATGAGTGAGTTTTAGAATGAGTAAGCAATGCAACTACCAGGAGCTAAGACTAAGTACAATGCTTCAGGTATATAAAGATAGTTGGTAAATAAGTTCTAAGATAATATCGGTCATTGCCGACGGTTTAGTCCGCTAAAGGGTCTTAGATATAAACTACTAATGAGAAACAAAGTCAATTACCACTCTAAATAAAGGCCTAATACCTTTAAACTAGCCTATTATGCAAGAAGAAGAAATAAAAATAGATAATGAAACAATAACAGAAGAGCAATTAAGTGCGTTATATAGTTACCTGTCTATGACATATAACTTTATGACACAAGATGAAAAAGAATTATGGTATAAAATAATGAAAGAAATAGATAAAGACTTTAACAATGAAGATTAAACTACTACTATTGGCAGGGTGCAGGAAATGTGATAAGTTAAAAGAAGCAGTTGGAAATAAGTTTAGTGTCTATGACTATGAATATTGTGATAGTACATCTGCATATTGTGATACTATAGAAGAAGCTACAGGCAATTCTAACTATCCGATAGTATTAAAAATGACAAATAATTCGTATATAAATGAGATCTGCTACTTAACAGATAGATACGATGATTTACAAGTTAGAGAACTAGCAAGTAGAACAAAACTAGTTCCATTTTACTCTATAGATAAATTGATAGAATACGTAATAAATAGTTAAATTAGTAACATGAAATACAAACAGATAATATTAAAGAAGATCTTCGAGCTTAACAATTTAGTAAATGCTCAAAGAGCCCTAGTATCGACTGCTAGATCTAGAGAAGAGATCTTTGCCCAATTAGAAAGAGTACAAGCTAAAATCCAAGAGATAGAAGTATTGATTAATAGCGAACATGAAAATTAATAAGTTATGAAAGAAATTAGTCCTGAGCAAATGGCTGATAATTTAGCCAAGTTTTATTCTACGATTGATAAGTACATATCTGGAGGTAGAAAGGATATGCTACTAGAGATGTATAAATCAATCGAAGATACGTTAGTTATGTCACCGGCTTCAACAAGAGTTGGTTTTCATAATGCATTCCCTGGAGGTTATTTAGATCATGTTAATAGGGTAACTGAAGCTGCTCTAATCTTTGAGAAGGTCTGGGATAGGTTTGGACAAAATAAGACTTACACTACTGAAGAGTTAGTATTCTCAGCACTTAATCATGACTTAGGTAAACTAGGTACAAATGATAAGCCTGTTTATCTTCCTAACCAGTCTCAGTGGCACAGAGAGAATCAAGGTGTAATGTATAACTACAACCCAGAATTAACTCATATGAGGATAGCAGATCGTAGTTTGTTTGTTCTTCAATCTCATGGTATACAAGTATCAGAGAATGAGTTCTTAGGCATCAAACTTCATGATGGCTTGTATGAAGAAGCTAATAAGCCATATTATATTACATATGGCAAAGACACGGAATTGAGGTCTAATATAGCGTACATACTACATCAAGCAGATCTTATGTCAAGCAAAATTGAATCTAGCCAAAAATAATAATTATGTCAGTAACAGTAGTAATATCAATAGGTATTTGGGTAGTATCAGTAATAGGATATATAATAGTAAATCTATTCACCAAGAATAGAAAGCTAGAAAAAATGGTTATTAATCAACAGCTATTTATAGAGAATATAAAAGGTTGTATGAGAGAGATTAATGTAGCAGCAGATCAAATCGATTCTAAATTGTGGGTACAATCTGATCCTGAGTTCTTGAGTCTTATGGAGAACGTAAAACAAATGCAAGTTAGGATTAATGAATTTGTAAAAGAATAAAATAGAGTAAATGATTGTAGAAGAGGATCTGTTATTGACAAAGAAAGGTGAGCCTAGAAAAAGAAAGCCTAAGGTAAAGAACAACTACTTTACTTTAGAGACAGAAGAAGCTATTCTAAGATATAGGAATTCAAAGAAGCTAGCAGAAAGAAATAAGATCTATAATGATCATATTCATTATGGGTTCTATAAGTTAGTAGAAAACATTATCCACACGTTTAAGTTCTACTATACTGAGGTAGACAATATTGAAGACCTTAAGTATGAGGTTATATCTTTCTTGCTACAGAAACTAGACCTATATGATCAGTCAAAAGGTAAAGCATACTCATATTTTGGTACTATAGCTAAGAGGTATCTTATAATATATAACCAAAAGAATTATAAGAAGCTAATAAATAAGACTGATATAGGAGAGCAACAAGACGATAATTCTCTAGTCAATAGCATAGTAGTAAAAGAGCCGGAACCAGAATTAGATAAGCTAGATGTAGTAGAATTGTTTGTAGAATATGTGGATACAAATCTAGTAGAACTATTCTCAAAGGCTGATGAGTTAAAAGTAGCTGATGCTATATTAGAGATCTTCAAGAAGAGAGAAAACATAGACATATTTAATAAGAAAGCTGTGTTTATTTACGTTAAAGAAATGACCGACGCTCCGTCTAATACTATCACTAAGGTTATAAAGAAGCTAAAAACTATATACAAGAAGATCTTAGATAACTACTTAGAAAATATTGACTATTAATATTTATTTTAAAAGTCATGGAACTAGAGAAGGAAATATTCAAAGGTAAAACCATATCTAACCTAGTAGAAGAGGTCTATAATAAACATAAGAATCAGGATAGTACTATTAAGCAGGAAATCATGAGGCTTGCCGATATGATTGAAACTCCTGGCGATGCTATAGTAGTTGTGCCTCTTTTGAAAGGCTTTATGGATGCTAGTCTAAAAAATGATGAAGTCTTAATCAAGTTGTTAAGTATCTTCCAGAAGTCAGAAGAAAAGAAGAAAGGAAGTGACGCTGATGATAATGGAGTATTGACAGAAAAAGATATAGAACAGTTATTTGCAGATGTTACAAACGTAAAAGTAAAAGATACAAAACAATTACCTAGCGCATAATGCCATTATCAAAAAGATATTCAGGTGATGTAGGAAGTAGACAAGGCTATTATTTTCAAATAGCCAGAGTAAAGTCTATTGTAATGGGACCATACAAAGGTGGTACTAATGAAGTAGATACAAACTATAATGATCCTTCTGATATAGGCTCAATAAAATATGAGTTATTATATTCACCTGTAGGTATATCAAGGTCTGAAGAAGTATCTGAACCCGCCTATCCTATATTTAGCTTCATTAAACAGTATCCGCTGATCAATGAGATTGTTCTTATATTAGTAGGACCTACAGAGAAACTAAATGATAAGGCCGATAAACAAAGATCATATTACTTCCCTCCTTATGACTTATGGAATAATCCTAACCACGGTGCATTCCCTAATATGGAAGAGTGGAAAGAATATTTGAATGAATTTGTAGTACCTACACAATATCAAGGTATTGCAGTTACAGGATCTTTACCTTTAGGCTATGCAGTCACAGAGAAAAAAGACGTTAAAAGCCTAAGACCTTTTGAAGGAGATACTATATTTCAACCTCGTTGGGGACAGAGTATAAGATTCGGTAGCACTATAACTACAATGAAGAATAGTAATAATTGGTCTAACTCTGGTCAGGAAGGAGATCCTATTACTATTATCGTTAATTCACAAGGTAAGAGGATTACAAGGTCTCCTTTCGATCCTATAGTAGAAGATATAAATAAAGATGGTTCGTCTATATATTTAACCTCTACGCAAGAAATAAATCTAACTGACATAAACAACTTCCCTCTAGCATCATTTGGAGGTAACATAAATCCGATAACTCAGCCTGTGATTGAAATACAAAGAGTACCAGTATCTGATGAAATTATTTCTTCACAATTCCAGGATGAAAATATACCAAGATAATGTTTGTACCACAATTCCCATATAAAGGAAACCAGATAATTCTGTCATCAGATAGAGTGACGCTACATTCAAAGATTGATGGTATATTCCTTTTTGGTAAGCAAGTAGTATCATTGTCGTCTCCTCAAACAATCAATCTAGATGCTAGCCAAAAAGTATTGATTGATTCGCCTAAAATAGAACTTGGACATAAAGCAGAATTAGAAGGTGAACCTGTTGTACTAGGAAAAAAACTAAATGAACAACTGTCTATAATGACAAATGCTATGTTTACTGCTGCAGTGTTTTTAAAGCAGGTATCATCTGAAGATCTAGGTACCAGTATGGAAA